TATGATACATCTGAAGCAGACTTAACGTCATCTACACTACCGTTAAGTATCATATCATATTCACCTTTAATAATCCCAAGATCGCCTAAATCTAATTCAACGTTATCATTATCATTAAACTCAACGTCAGCAGACCTAAGTAAGCCTTTAAATACAGCTTCTATAATGTCACCTGTAATCATGTTAATTAAAAAGCTAGGAGGGTAAGGTGCCTTAGCATCAGGATCATTCTTTTGAAACCACAGCTGACATTTAGGTTTACCTATATTTGACATCCGCAATCTAAATATATCTCGTGGACCACCTGAAAACTGTTTAAACATTGCAGACTTTACATCAGAGGCGACCTTATCAGCCACCTCTTCTGAAATTGTAGTGCTTCCAGCTAATGCATTCTGTAAAAATAACGATACTTTTAGCTCAACTGGATGCATTATACGGACTCCTCCACATTTACCATAGAATTAATAAGATCTGAATCATCCATAGTAAAATCACCAGAGGAAAGATTGACGCTATTCCACTCACTAAGAACCCATTCATTCTGTTTATTAATCCAATCCATAAAGTTCTTGAGTGTCTCATTGTCACCTTCTTGTATTTCGCATGGCTTGTCTTCCATAGCTTCAAATACTGCATAAGGTTTACCACTAGACCCAATACGTTCTACACCTGTAAGTGTAACAGTACTCTGTATAGGTAATAAATTCTTACGAGAGAGACTGCTATTAACGTCATTGATAGACTTAATAGACTCACCAGATCTAATCTCATAGACAAATGGATACCATTCATCTGTATGATCAGGGCTTACATTACCTTCACTATCTACTGGGTTATTTAGTTTTAACGTACCTAGTAAAACCTGCGTTCTTCTCGATGTACGCATTGCTTGTTGAATATTAGCTGGCAACGAATGAAAGTCTGCTACGTACCCTGCAGGTCTACCACAATTAAAGCCACCCTTACTATCTTTAAGGTCTGTTTTTAGGTCAGTAGCCATGACGCTTTTTATGTAATTCTTTTCTTCGTCTAACCACTTACACCAACGCTGACGCACAGCAAATGTACGTATTGTTACCGCGTCACTATACACAATATTATCTTCACTAAGTCTAAGTTTAAATGAAGTACCTGGTACTATCTCTGTCTTAACTTTCTTTCCGTTAACTTCTACAACGCCCATAATAGCGTCATTTAATACGCTGAGGTTAGCTAAAGAAGATTGTGATGATGAGGCAGATGAACCACCTAATTGTGGTATGCCCATCATTTCTGCTATTGATGTACCTTCATTAGGTACGAGTGCTATGTCTGACATTTGTATATCCTTTTACTGTCAAAAAATGAAATTAAGTTATACCATTAAACGTCTTTTGTGTCAAGCCAATTCGGGCCAATTTTAGCCTCTAAAAGTAATGGTACATTCATAGTTACACCATACGCTTCCTCTATAATATCATTAAGATCACGGTTAAGTGTGTCTATTATAGATGTAACATATGGTACTTCTTCTGGGTGTACATCAACTACTGTTGAGTCATGCACCGTGTTAACTAGACAAGACTGTAATTTACTTAGTCTTTCTTCTAGCTCTACCAATACAAGTGGCACAATATCCCCTGTGCTGAAACCTTGTACTGGGTAATTCTTAATCATAGTGAAGCTAGACACCCCACCATTCTTTCTACGCTCTACACCAGGAAAAGCATACTGCCTACCGCTAGGTGTCGTAATCTTCTCAAAGCGTAATGCTTCTTCAGCTAACTCTTGATGCCATGCAGCTATACCTTCATACTTCTCTATAAATTGTATGTAGTACGCTTCCTCAGCCTTACTTCTACCGTACCCTGTGGCCCCGAAGAGAGGTGCAAACGTATGCTGCTTTGCCTCCACACGGCTTGTAGGCTGTCCTGAGTCTGTGATAACCTTAGCGGTGTAGGAGTGTACATCAAACCCTTGGTTGATCTCAGTGATAGCTACAGGGTCCTGTGAGAGGAATGCAGCTACGCGGAACTCTAATTGAGCAAAGTCTGCCTCTAATATTTGACCTCCATCCCATCTAGAGATAAACACTTTCTTAACGGGAAATGTATTACCTCTAGGCATATTCTGCATATTAGGATTACGCCCTGAGAACCTACCTGTAGAGGTAATATGTTGTGTGAGATTTACGTGTAAGAAATTATCTTGTTTAGTAAATACATCTATGCCTTCAACAAAAGAAGATAGATAAGACGACACAGCAGATAAACGTTTAAGATCTGTCAAGAAATCTATGGCTTCCGTCATACCTTTATTCTTAGCGGTAGATATTAATGTCTCTAAATTACCTTTTGATGTACTAAAACCATTAGCACTAACCCAAGACTTTCCTGGAGCAGTAAAGCCCAACCCAGCTAAATGATTTAACTGTTTAAGTTGGTATCCCCTAGCTGTACAATCCTTACATTTATTAGGTTTGGCATACTTTGTTCCATCTTTCCTTACTTTATAGGTTTTGCCTTCACCCTTACATACAGGACACGTAAACGCTTTTGTCCTTCTTATTAATTTACTGTTAGCTTCTACTGCTTCTTTATATTCAGCAGGAGTTCTAGTATACTCAAATAAGTCAGCCCATTCTTTCTTGTTGTTTATCTTACGGCTAAATATAACTTGAGACATTTGCTCTGGAGAGTTTAAGTTTATAGGTGTGTCACCCATCAACTCTTTCACTTTATGGTGTAGCCGCTCTTCTATGTTAGCCTTTTCTTCTTCGAACTCCTTACGTACTTGTACAAGAGCTTCTCTATCTACTTTAAACCCTGACATATACATACGAGTAAGAGTCTGACAAACCTTAAACGTGAGATCTCTTACAGTAGTCAAACCTTTTGATTCATCTAAAGCGTAACTCTTGAGTTGGTGTTCATACAAAGCACAGGTCGTATCTAAGTCACACCCTAAGTAAAAGGTTAACTCGTTAAGAGGTATCTCATCTGTGTTGTAGCCTTTCTTGAAGTACTCCTTTAGTGTATCGTCTTTCTGAAAAGGTAAGTGCTCCCTGATAGCACACTGCTCTAATGAAAGAGGCATCTTCTGGCCTCGTATAAGAATGTATGCCGCTAACATTGTATCCCATACAGCTCCGTCATATGTAAATCCACTAGCCCACAGCCACATCAAGTCGTACTGGGCGTTGTGCATAATGAGTAAGGTAGTCTCGTCTAACGCTTGCTGTACTAACTTGTAGTTAGCTCCTGTTTGATCTTTGTATTCAGTGTGGTCGAAGGTAAGCATAAAGCGTTCTGTAGGTATATCTACGTTCTTGAACCCTACCTGTACTAGAGAGTTGGTCGGCTCAAAGGGATCTAAGTGTTTCTTACCACCACGTTTAGTTACTGTGTTCTCTACGTCTAATACTAATCTCATTAAGCTACACCAAGTACTGGCTTCGATTGCCATCCAAGTTACAGTGAATAGTACCATGCCATCCACCTGTTAGTTTATTCTTAGCTACTACTAAGTGCCTTTGTGTGTCTTCTTCTTGTTCACTAGCACCTTCATTAACAACAAGAGAGTTTTTAGATATAAGGATCATCAGGTCAGCCTCTGCTGCCTTACCCGTCTTACTACCTTCCAACATAGATTGATCTACACGCACTATACCTTCTGCTGATGCACTCAACTGAGACATCCATATGACGGCACAATTATATTGTTTAGCTATATTCCTAGCGTATATTGCTGCATCTTTAAGATATATGTCAGACTTATCTGATGTCTTAGGTGCAAACTTATCACCCATATCTAGTATAACTATGTCAGGTTGGTTGTGTTTAATGACGGCCTCTACCCAAGACAAATCTTTATTCATGCTATCTTTTACTTTAACGTTATCATGTACAGGACTGTAGCGTGATGCCGCTAATGCTCTGTTTTCTTTGACTTCTTTTAAGGACATACTGGATGCAGCACATAAGTACCTGCCAGCTACCCTATCGTATCGTTCTTCNTTACATAAGACTATACACTTAGCTCCTTGATGGGCAAAGCCACCAGGTGCGGCAACAAGACTAGCGTGNAAGGATGTCTTACCTGTGTTAGGTCTAGCACCTACAATAATGAAGTGTCCACCTGATATACCTTCAACCTTACGCTTTAGACTAGGTATGTTGAACGTCCATTGTGATTGTATCTCTGCCGCATCAAGTAATGTATCGATAGATATGTCTTCCCATGTAACCTTTAGATTAGGTGTAAAGTCATCTTGATATGCATCCAGTATCTTACGCATAGGCTCTAGCGTATTAGCTGTACCATTAACGTAGTCAAAACCAAGGTTAGCTACCTCTGCACCTACTACCTGTTGAAACAACTTAGACAATACGTCTTCACTTATGTTGTCATTCATAGGTTGTTCATTAGTTAGTCGTTTGAATAAAGATTTATACATATCTTTGTTGGCTGTAGTTAATGACTGATTGGTAGAGAAAAATATAGCTTCAAGGTCAGATGGACTCAAACTATTTTCATAATTAACCATAGCGTAATCTAAGGCCTGTTTAATTTTTCTTACATCTTTAGTGAATATCTTATCTGGACATCTTATACCTTTGTGTCTCTCATAAAACTCTTTGTTCATCAACGTTCTGATGAGAGCTAATTCCATCATTGGGCAGCTTCCAATTCTTTTAATCTTTTGTTAGCTGATCTTATAGAATCTTTCAACATCATAGATATATTACTACAGGCATTCCATCCATCTTTAGGTTCACTCTCTAGTAAATCTTCTAATGTTTCTATCTCTCCTTTAACATTTTCTATCTCACCACATATACTCATACTAATAACTTCTCCAATCTGTCTATGTCTTCTTCTACTTTATATTTTATATCATCTTCAAGCCTAAAAGCAATTGTGTCTAACCCTGTCCACGCCTCTATATCTC